GATCGGACCCGGCACGGATCTCCGAGGCGGCAAAGCCGCTCTCCGGCTCGAACTCGGTGCCGTCGAAGCTGAGCGTCCGGTCGTGGTCGGTGAAGCCGAGGGTGACGCCGTCCGCCCGGGCGATCCGCCAGCACCAGGCGAGCGTCGTCGTGCCCGCGTCAAGATGGGCCTGCAGGTCGGGGGAGAGGGTTTTCATCGGCAGGTCCCGGTCATCCGGTCGTCGAGATCCGCGATCCAGGCTGCCCAGTCAGACGACACCTGTGTGATCGTCTCCGGAGACGGCCGGGCAAGACGCACCTCGGCGTAGGAGGCGCAGCCCGCATCACCAGGCACCATCGTTGTCGCGCAGCCGGTCAGCAGGACTGCCAGCGCTGCGACCATCACGAACTGCAGTGCGTCCGCGCTCGACGCGTCCGATCGTCTCTTCCAACGCATCTCGTTCGGCCTCCTGTTTGCCTGCGTGCTTGCCGTCGACGCGGCCCCAAAACCGGCCGAGGACCACGCCCCCGACCGCGCCCAGAACTGCGACCAGCCAGATCAGAATGTCAGTCATCGCCCCGGAACCCGCGTTCAATCCGGTCGCGCAACCCGATCAGGCCGAGCCCGAGGAACATGAGGCCCGCGGGCGAGGCATCGCCAGAACCTGCCAGCAGCGCCACGAGCCGGGCGAGCTCGGAGAGCGGGCCGGCGGCCGGGAGTGCGATGGCGGCGATGCCGGTGAGCATGGCGAGAAGCCCCGCCCACCAGGTGAGGGAGTTGGGTCGAATGTAGCGCATGCGTTCAGGTCCTCCGGATCAGGGTGGTGAAGAAGGCGGTCAGCCGGGCAAGCCAGGTGGGCGGTGCGGTGGGCTTGTTCCCTGCCATCTGGGCTTTCGCCACCGCCTCCGGGTCTTGGCGCATCTTCTCAGATGGGTGTTTGATCCCGGGTGGCGTGCCCGTCGCGGTCACTCCCCAATCCGAAACATGGCCCTTGAAGGTCACCGGCTCGTCGCGGGTGTCGATGTGCATGAAATTCTGGGCCAGATAGTGCCCGAAGCCTGTAAAGCCCACTGCCTGCGCCGCTTGATGAAATTCCACGGGGTTCTGGTTTTCCATCCGCACATCGAAAGCGCGGCCCTGCATGTGAAAGCTGCTTTTGGCGCCCCCTACGGCCTTGTTGTGCGTGCGCGAGCGATAGGCGCTGGTAAGGATCAGGGGCTTTCCGAGCCGGTCACGCAGGGCTTGCAGCTTGTCCAGCGCGGCCACGTCAACACCAAGCTCACCTTCGCGCTTGCTGGCGATTTCGCGCGGACTGAAATCGGGCCAGCGCCATTCGGCAATCGGGAATTCGTTGTAATGGGCATAAATTTTCATGGCAGTTGATCCTCCATTCGCTTCACCGACATGCTGCGCGACATGCTGTCTGGGTCGGGCGACCCAGCCGCAGCCGTGTGGCCGATGCCGAAGGTCCAGACGTTTTGAGGTCGAGATACGGTCCGGGCGTGATGGCCTCAAACCGGGCGAGGGCGACAAGCCGGCGATCAGACATTTTCTTGGCAGTCGTGTGCATGGGATTACTCCAGAAGCGAGACGATCAGGATCAGCGTCGCGACGGCGAGGCCGATGCGCATACGGTGGGCGAAGGCACGACGGGGCCCGGCGGGCGTGCACCGCAGGCCCCGCACGAGGCGGAGAAGCTCAGTCATTCCCGGCCTCCCTTCACACTGCGCAGCCGGGCAAGGATGACTTCGATGAAGGCAGGTCCGAACACGCCGACGAGGTAGGCGGCCGAGCCTGCAGCCCCGCCCGCCGGAATGGCTTCGGGTGGCAGGCTCAGCCAGCTGGCGATGACTGCCATCGACAGGCTGCCCATCCCGGCCGCGATCAGCCCGCCGAGCAGGATGTGGCGCAGGGCGTCGCGCAGGCGCATCTTCGTCGTCAGCGCATTGGTCGCCCCACCGAGTGCGCCCCAGGCGGCGAGGATGATGGCGGTGGACGTGGTCAGTTCCTTCAGAACCGCTGCCACGAAGCCGGTCTCGTCGTTCATCTGCGGATCTCCAGCAGGGGGATGGAAGTGATCGAGCCGAGCCGTTCGATATCGAGGGTGACGTCGAGCCTGTCGGTGTCGAAGCGCACCGGCACGTCGAATTCAAAGCCCGCGGTGATGGCGATGCCCGCGCCGGGTGCGGTGTCGAAGGAGACGCTGCCGGTGGTGGTCTCGACGCTCCAGCCCGACATCTGCTCGACCCCGCCCAGCGCGAGGCGGACACTGCCTGCGACCGGCTTGGCGATGGCGCGGGTCCAGCTTTGCGCGCCGGAGGTGTAGTGCTTCAGCAGGGCAAAAGTGGTGACAGCACCATTGCCTGTGCCGATCGGCTGATCCGTGGGTGCGATGGCCTGCGATGGCAGGCCGGATTTGTAATCGGCCCAGTCCTTGTAGCGAAACCCGTGCAACCGTCCGTTGCGGGCCTCGAAGAAGGCCACGACCGCCGCCAGATCGTCGGCGCGGCGGATGCCATAGGCCACATCGTAGCGGCGACGGCTGTTCGCCCAACTCGCGTTGCGCTCTTCATCGCCCGAAGCCAGCTCGACGATCTGCGTGCGGCGCTCCGGCCCGCCGCGCGCGCCTCGGCTGATGTTGTCGGGGAACCGAACTTCGTGGAATGCCATCACATGCCCCTCCGCCCGAGCGAAACCGCGCGCGCGATGTCGGCGGCGACCTGCGTGCGGGATTGCCGGAAGCTTTCGGCGTCGCGGGCCATGATCGTGACGTTGACGGTGGGCGCGCTGGTCTGACCTTGCCCGTAGCCAGCGGCCTCGCGGCGCGACAGCACCCGCTCGCCGCGTTGCAGGATCGCGGGCACCTCGTCAGGCCGGAGGCCTGCAAAACCAGAACCTTGCTTCAGCCCGGCCCAGCCGCCAGCATGCATGCGCGGGGCTTCTGCGAAGGCCATGGCAGGCACCATGCGGTGGCTGCCCGCCATGCCAACCGTGCCGCCGGAATGCAGGATGTCGGCGAACAGTCCTCCCGCGCCGCCCAGCGCGCCTGAGAGCGCATCGGCGATCGGCCCGAGGATGAAGCGCCGGGCGGCCAGCCTGGCGAGATCGGCGATCATCGAGGTGACCAGATCGCGAAAGTCGAGCTTGCCGGTCTTCACGAAGTCAGCGACGGCGTTCTCGGCTGAAGTGAAGGCCCCCACCAGCGTCTGACCAATATCACCGCCAATGTCGCGCGCCTTTGCGGCGTAATCCGCGAGGGTCGCAACCGCAGCCTCCCATCCGGTCTTGGCAGCTTCCGCTCCTTCGGCTGCCGCGGCCCCTGCCCCACCGGCGGCCTGTCCGGCCTCGATCAATGAGTCATCCAACCGGTCGGCGGCATCGGTCGCGCCATTGAGGGCGGCTTCGCCCTCGGCGCCCGCCCCGGCGACCGCATCCTTCAGCGCTTGCCAGCTTTGCATCGGGCGCGCGGCGGCATCGGCCAGCATGCCGGAGGCCTCGCGATAGGCTTCGGCCCGGCTGGTCGCCTCGGCCGCCATCCCGGTCAGGCCGAGGTCCGGGGTGGTGACATAGGTCTTGGAGAGTGCCGCCGCGAAGGCGTCGGCTGCCGTAGCCCCTGCCGCTTCGGCCGAGCCCGCGAAGGGATTGTCGATCCGGCCCAGCCCCACCGGGTCAAGTGTGCCGATGCGGACGCCATCCTCACCCACCGCCCAATCGGGCAACAGGTCCAGCGCGGCATTGAGCCCGGTGATGAAGCTGTTGATGCGGGTGACCACGCCGTTCAGCATCGCCTCGACGCCACCGATCAATCCATTCGCCGCCTGGAACGCGAAATCGCCAATCGCACCGGGCAGCTGACCCCAGATTGCCTTCACCGCGTCATAAGCGCCTTGAAACACACCGGCCGCCGCATTGCCAAAGCCGGTCACGGCCTCAACCGCGGACTGCATCGCGCCAAAGACGGTCGCCTGCAGACCGGCCCAGCTGGCCTCGATCCTTGACCAGGCAGAGGCGGCGCCAAGGCCGATGCGATCCCAGACCTCAAGCGCGAAATCTTTCAGGAGACCAATCGCCGTCCCGAAACCCCCGGCGCCTTTAACCAGCCGGGTGAACTGGAACACCAGCTCGCCCGCGCCGACGATCAGCGCGCCAATGCCGGTGCGGATCAGGGCGCCGCGCAGGACGACGAGCGCGGTGGCGAGCCCACGCACCGACAGCGCGGCAGTTGCCATCCCGGCGACCCAGCGCCCGGCCAGAAAGGCAGCGAAGGTTGCGGCATAGGTGGTCAGCCGCCCGATGTTGTCGAAAAGGCCGCGAATGGCGATGCCGAGCGGTCCGGTCCTGCTCGCGACCGCAGCCATGGCATCGGCCACCGCCTCGAGTGCCGGTGCGGCGGCGACCGCCAGCTGGTTCGAGAGCCCGCGCCAGATCAGCCCGAGCCGGGAGATTGCGTCATTGGTCCGCTCGATTTGATCGGCGTCAGCTTCCGAGACGACGACCCCGAAGGCGAGAACATCTTCTGTCGCCTGGCGCAGTGTCGTGGTGTCGATCCGCGACATCGCGATGGAGCCCTCTTCGCCAAAGAGCTGGCCGGCGACGGCGGCGCGCTCGGCCGCGGGCACGAAGTCCTCGATGGCGGCATTGATCGCGCCCACACGCTGGTCCAGCGGCAGGGCGATCAGC